CAGCCTCAAGGGCCTGCTCAGAGGCTTCCAAAGCATCGCTCGCCGCTTCCTGGGCTTGTTCAACATACTGCTGGACTGACTGCTGGGCAAATCCTTTGAACTGCGCACCCGTGACCTTTACCGCCTGCCCTTGCTGTTCTGCAACAAGCAGCGAATCATCGTCTACTGTGGATACCGCAGGGAGGGAGCCTATGTTCTTATCAGCCATCGGTATCCTCCTTTTTGGACTCATTCAGGATCTTGTATGCCGCTCTCAGCTCTTGCTTGGCCGCAAACATGAGGTCCACTGCTTCACCGCTGACCGGGATGGCGGATAGCCACTTAAACACTTTGTTCAGTTTCTCGTTAACTTCCTTCATAGACCCTCCTATATGTTTTCGATCCACAGGTTGAGATAATCTGTCAGGCTTTCAATGTGGGACCATGTAAATTCATCTTCTGAATCTACATAGATACCGTCCGATCCGTTTCCTTGCCCGATTTGATACTTGACGGAGTTGTACATGGCGGCCGTCAACAGGGTATCTCCAGAGGACATCAGGCAGCCAGAGCGAGATAACGTGGCCCCTTGCGAGCTGCTTCGTTCCCAGCTGAGCCCCGAAGCATCCAACGCCTCCTGCACCTTATTTACGATATCGTTCCAGACCTCGTGCGGGAAATTCTCTGCTGGCTCTTCATTATCCATGGCATTTCTGGCCGCTCTTGTCTGGCTGGAGCTGGCCTCTCCATTCGATGAACTCCAGGACCATAAATCAATAGCCGGAGCTGCTGAATCTGTAGTAAAAGAACCGCTGTCATAAATGCTCAGCCATGTAATGGACCCTGACGCATCCTCATATCCAAGCTGTGCTTCCCAGTCATAAGTAGTTCCAGGGTCCAGCCCCCGAATCGTTTCAGAAAAGGAAGATGAAGACCCTCCGGCTGAATCGCTCCGGATCTCATAGGTACCTCTATCAATGTCAAGCCTGACATATCGGTAATAGGAAAAACCCGAGTCTCCTCCGGTAAACGATGCTCTAAATCGGGCGGAGGTCTCAGTAATAGAACTAAAGGAGGCTGAAAAGGCCATTTTGAGCCTCCTTTAGCCAAACCGCACGGGCACGCCATTGACCTGGTCTGCGGAGATCGTCAATGTACCATCACTCTCCATGATGATCCCAAACGGGACATCGTTGTCTTTTACATACATAATCCCGGCGGCATTGCCAAACCCGCTGATATACGCCTTTTGAATGTACAAGCGCCCGGCGGAATACGATGTGCTACTGCTCCCGCTCCCAAGGACCAAAGACACATCGCTGTCGGTGGCTTCTAACATTGCTCTTGGCCGGGAGCTTCCTGTCCGCATGAGGGTAAAGGAGTCTCCGTCCATCATTGCGTAAGTGTCTCCGTCCTCGGTGGCGTAGATCTCTGACCCTATAATGGTCCCGCCTGAGATAGTCGGGCTTCTGACCTCCGTGGCGCTGATATATGTACTCTTGATGTAGCTGGGCAGCTGATTGTCATAGGCCAGGTCATAGGCATCGTTTGCTGTGTTGACCGCCTCATTGATATCTCCCTGAACTCCGCTGTCGAGGTCTACCCAGGTGATAGCTCCAGTCAGGTTGATCTGGTTCGCCGTCAGGGTCCCGTTAATATTCGCCGCATTCACATATAGATTGCTGGTCTGGATCATGGACCCGTTTATCACAGTCTTCCCAGTGCTGTCAGTCACTGTCAGGCCGTCCAGGGTCAGAGACATCTCTGCAAAATCACCATCCAGGCTATCAATGCGCCCGGTGATACTTTGCAGCTGCACCGAAAAGCTGGAAGAGAGCCCATTGATCTCGCTCTCTACCTGGAGCAATATCTCTTCGGAGGTTTTCGAGATCAGGGAGCGGGTCTGGGCGATTTTCTGATTGAACTCCTGCTCCATCGGTCCGGCAGACGGGTACTCCTCTTCGAGGGCCACCTCTCCGGGGGCGGAAATATCAGGGAATCCGTTCCCATCATCATTTAACTGAGACAGGGTAGAGTATATTCCGCTCACCGTGATACCGTCCCCCAGCTCTGCGGCCGGGTCCAGGTTGACGGCATCCGCAGAGAAGGATTGATATTGGTAGCCTTGCAGTTGTGTCAGGAGCGCATTAACCATTTCCTGCGTGGCATGTGGGCAGGAGGCAGTAATCTCCAACCCCGTATCGTCGCCCGCTGTAAAGGCGTTCTCATCGTCCACCATAAGGGTCACGCGGGAGATGGGCCGATACTTGCCCGTGTTTTCAAATCCTGTGATGTCCAGACCTACAAAAAACTTATCAGACAAGTATCCGGTCACCTCCAAACGTGATGGCGTCCCCGTATTCATCCACCAGATAATTGGTCTCCGGCGGGGCTGACAGAAGCGGAACTAGATACAGTTTCCCTTCATCGGTAATGATCCAGTTCCCGGCGTGGGCCGCCGCAATAAAGCACAGTTCATTGCGGATGGTGTACTCGTTGGCCGGGTAGTCGATGGTGTAATTGGCGTTCAGAACTGTCCGGGGGTCCAGCATCACGCCCATGATGCGGCAGAACTCCGTCACGGCGTCCGGCATGGTCATGGGGAACTCCAAACTCCGGTCCGGCTCCCACACCACTTCCGCCTTTCGCATGGCGTCGAAAGCCTCAACGGTCCAGTATCCATCGTCCTCAGATCGGGTGTTGGTGAAGAACGTGCCCTTTGGCAGCCACTCCGACACCTGGGACCCGTTTCGCAGGCGGATATACCGCTTGATGGTCGCCGCCCTGGGGATGCTGTCAGCGAACAGGCCCAGGGTCAGGCTGGCGGTGTAGGCGTTCCCGATGCCGAAGTCCTCAAACACGCCGTTGCTGTACGAGTGCTCCACCTCGTCCTCTGGTCCGTACTCCACGCCGTTGATATCAAACTTGTACTCCTTGACGGTGTTTTTGGTCCGCCAAAGAGTTTTCCACAGCTCGCTTGTTACCTGCGCCATCTCACACCTCGATCAGATTAAACGACGCCCCGGACCACGCTGTGCCATCCTCACTGTAAGCTGTGTCCAGCGTGGCGGAGAAGGAGGAGCAGTAAAATTCTTTGGTCATGGAGCCATGCAGGTCGAAGTAAGTCACGCTGAACGTGGCGGGGCTAAGGTCCTCATCCAGCTGAGAAAGCTGCTCACGGGTCATGTGAAAAAGGCTGTACGACAGCTTGCGCTTCGTGGTGATCTTGTCCCGCCGCATCCGCCCATCTTTCGTCCGGGTGGTCTTTTCGCTGTCCAGGTCCTCACGGCTCCAGCCGTAGCCGGACACCTCAATGAATCTCGAATAGTCATGTCCATTGATTTTCAGGATGTCCATGTGTCACCTCAATATAGCAAAACAGATTTCCCGGAGGAACGGGTCACTTTGTTGATTGCTTTCGCGGATGTGCGCCCCAACACTGTCTCATTTACTTTGATTACTTGACCGGCTCGAATAGCCTCCAATATTGCCTGGAGAAGTTCGGTGTTCATATTCCCTGATTCTTCTCTTACGATTTTGCGAATCAGGCTTTCCGGTGCTTCAATATTGGTTCCTCTTGTCTGGTCACCAAGTACCGCCATAAATTCTCTGTTGGGGGGGATCACGGCGCCAGCCGCAAGGCGGGGAATAGATACTTTTGGAATTCTCGGGATGTTAATCCCACCAAACGAATATCCGCCAAGCCATTCTGGGAGTTCAAAGGACGTAAATGCCTGCAATCCATCCAGAAGCTTATTGACGCCCCTGACAATCAAATTGATAGCGCTTTCAATAATGCTTACAATCCCGTTCCAAACACCTTTGAAAATGTTTTTAACACCTTCCCACGCCATGTCCCAATCTTGCGTAAATACGCCTGAAACAAACTGAACGATTCCGGTAAAGATTGTTTTCATGGCTTCAATAACATTTAGAACGGTGTCCTTTACGGACCCGAAAACACTTGAAAACAGGTCCTTAATAAAGTTCAGTAACGGGCTAAGTACGCCGCCTGTTTTTTCGTCAAGCCAATTCAGGAAACTCAGGATCGTATCGATTAGGCCGTCAAACACGGCCCCGATAGCAGTTCCAAGCCCATCAAAAATCTGCTCAACTCCACTGATTGCCAATTCAATATCGCCGGTAAAGATTCCTGTGAAAAAGTCCAGGAATCCTTGCAGGATTTGACGAATCCCGTTTAACAACTCCTCCCCGTGCCCCGTGGCGACCGTAAACGCCAATAGGAGCGAGGCAATACCAGCAACCAGAAGCGGAATCCAGGAGCCCGTTAGGATAGCTATGCCAAGCCCCGCTGCCAGAATACCGGCTATCGACAAAAGCAGGTTCTCAAAGTTCCATCCATTTTCCATTGCATCGTGGAATCCGGTCACGAGCATAGCTAATCCCGTTACAATAAGGGATATTCCAGCCGCTATCGGCCCCAGTGTTTTTCCAAGCGCAAGGAACAAGAATAACGCTGTCGCCAATGCTGATGCAATCATTCCAAGGGTATTGCTAAGGGTCACCCCACCCGTCCACGCACTGAAAAGGTTTTCCAGGAACGTGGCCGCAGAGTAAATTGCCAGAAATAGTAAAAGGATATTTTTCAGGCTCAGCCCCAAAGATTTGCCGATTTTCCATGCAAGGAGTGCGCTTCCAATAGCCTTAATCAAATCCAGAATATTTTGAAGCTGACCTTCTCCCATATTTGCATCAAACCCAAAATCCGGCTCCATGGTAGATGCGCCGACCCCACCTCCACCGGCGTTCTTTTGTGTGGAAATGGTGTTTATTTCATCGAATCCGGCAAGCGAGCCAGAAGCCTCCTCCGCAGCCGCTCCGACCCCTTCCAATGCCTTGGTTTCGCTGTTCAACCCTTCGGCCGCTTCCTTTGATTGGGTTATAGTTTTCCCAAATAGCATGGAGATCAATTGCGCAACGACAGACACAATTTGTGTGAGAATATTGACCAGCGTTATAAAGGCAGGAATTACGACATCCAAAAGCGGCTGCGCTAGCGTCAAAAGAGCACCTTTGAGCCTGGCGATTGCGGCAGAGGCATCCGCATTGCTTTGGATGACTTTCCCGAGCCAATTTCTCAAAGAGGCGAGCCCCTGAGAAATAACGGTGAATATCAATGCGCTACGAACAACTTCCCGCAGGCGGAGAGAAAAACGGTTTGCGCTTTTCTGCATACGGTCCATGGCGTGCGCCATAGCGCCAGACTCAGACCCAGCCTTCCCGATTTGTTGGTATAATTCACCGGCTTTTGTTTTCATCCGGCCAAGTTCCTGCGTCCCATCGTAAATTTCTGTTTGAAGTTTGTCTGCGGCTTGTCTAACCTTGTCCCATTCTTTTTCAAGGGCAGAAACATCAGTCTGCTGCTGTTTGATGTGGTCAGAGGTATAAAAGGTCCTCCCACTCTGCATTTCTTCGAGTTTCCGCCGAGCATTATCGTACTCAATTCCGATTTGTCGGGCCTCTTCTGCAAGAATATTTTGCTTCCCCTGCTTCTGCATCAGCTTATTTTGCAGGGAATCAATTTTCCTGCCCAGGTTATTTAATTCTTTTTGTGCTTGCTTATCGTCTAAGTCTGTCTCAATAACAATAGAACCATCAGCCGCCACAATATCACCCCCTGCCCGTCCACATATTTACCAAGTCGTCCTCGGCATCGGTATAGCGCACCTTGATATCCACAATGCTTTTGTTCTTCCGGTAGAACTCCTGTTCCGACTTATCGAGGCGCTTCCCTCTTGCCTTTTTACTGCGTATGCCCACGATCTGAGCAAAGAGGCAGTCTCCAATTTCGGTGTATGCTGATAGGAAGGTCCACCAATGCACGCCTCCGGTGTTGGTGTCTGGGTCATAGTTCACAGACCGGGTCTCATAACCCAATACACGATTTATCGGAGCTATGATGTAGGGAAAGTCTTGTTCCCAATCCACCAGCTTGGGCTGTTTTTTCTGCTCTTCTTCCTGGTCCATGTTGATGAATCGGAACATCTCATGGATGGCCGCATTGTAATCGCTCAGGAGTTCGAAGTCAGGATAAAACATGTGGAGCACAGCAAAGGCCCGTTCTTGGTCATCCAACTCTGGATCATTCAAAGCCTCAAAAATGTCAAGGATGACCCGAAAGTCATAACGGATAGGAAACTCTTCTCCGTTTATCTCTACACTTTTCGGAAGTCCATAGCCCATGCTGTGCTCCGTTTCTTATTTCTTCTGGTACTTATTGAGATACTTCTGCAAGCGGGGGTTGGTGCTTTTCTGTTCCCTGGCAAACGTGGTGTCGATCTCATCCATGATGGCAAGGATCAAATTGCACCAGACCGGAAGACCACCAGCGGAAGCGTAAACGTTCATCCCGCCGAACACCGCATCGCTGACCGGGACTTCGAACACACCGTCGATGATACCCCGCATCTCGGCATCCCGCTCCCGGGCGAAGTCGAAAATTTCTCGTTTGTTAGCCATCTTCTCGATTTGGGCCTTGTACCCTTCCTGTCTCTTGTCCAGCTCCTCAAAGGCGGAGTACAGACGCTCCACAAAGTTGCTGTCCGTGGGGTTAAAGGAAACCTCGCACTTTCCATTCAGGCTGTATGTAACAAGGCCGGATTCAAAATTAAGTTCTTTCATGCTCATACCCCAACATCGGCTAATTCTGCACCGTCTTCCTTAAAGGTAACCGTGCCGCCGGTCCGGGAAACGGTGCCAAGGGTGCGCTCGCCGCCATAGGTAATGTCTGTGGAGATCTCCAAGTTACCACCGCCCTCGCCACCGATGCGGGTTACGGCGATAGCGCATCCGCTGTACCGCTCAGCCCAGTTGGCCGAACCAGAGGTAACATAGTAGTGTCCGATCAACATATCCTGATTGGCAAGAGACTGGGCATTCTGGTCCTTCACGCCCAGGTTCCACATCTTGACGGCGGCAGGGTCCCCGGCGTCCAGGGGGATGGGGTCGAAGGACTGGGTAATGACCGGCTTCTTCATGGTGGTCCAGATGTTGCCCAAGATGTCCTGAGTAGACTCCTGGGACCAATCCATCTCCTCGTCGGAATCCTCCACACGCTTGCCAAATGCGCTCCAGACGGGACTCTCGCTGGTGCCGGTGTTCAGGTACGCAATCAGTAGTTCTCGGGCAATGGTCTGGCCCGCTGTGGTGTTAAAGGTCAAATCAGAATCAGGCATTGTTCTTCTCCTTTCACACGCTGACCTCGTAGGTCAGCTTCATTAAAATCTGGTGGTCTTCACTACCGTCATCATATCTAGCAAACAAAGAAGACCTTGAATCGCTGATAATCTTTAATACTTTTCTTTTGGTTCCTATGTCCGGCATGTCTTTTCTGTTCGTTGCCCAATCCGCAAGCGCGTTCAACGCTTCATCCGCGGCCAATCTCTCATCTGTACTTCTTCCGGGCTGGACGCGATAAACAAGTTTAAATTGATACTGCGCTTCATACCCGCCCAAAATGTATTGTTTTGTTTTGTAAGCGGATTGAATCGTTGATAATGTCATGCTCAGCTCATCCGCATCCAAATATTCAAACCCAATTCTGCTTACCGGCTTATCTGGGTACTCGTTAAGCCACCTCAGCAGAGAACGTGAAACTTGGTCAGCCTCTTCGCCTGACACTAATATAATTGCTTTATTCTTTCCCAAATCGTTTCACCGCCTTGTCAGCAACACGGACCCATTTCTCTAGATTCTGTGCCTTTGACGCTTCAAACCAATGAGACTGAGCCTGCGGATTCACTGCCTGGCTGAATACCAGATTTTTGTCGGTAAGCACTTTTGTCCCACCCTTCGGGGCGTAACTGCTTCCAGTGGTCGGGTCCACCATTAGTTTCCCATAGTAGAGATAGCGGGCATACGGGCCAGGATATATAATATTGCTTCCATCCACCTTAGTCCGTGCACCAAGACCAGCCGGCGCTCCAGATGCCGGTACGAACGGCGACGTATCCTTGCGTACTTGAAGCGCCACAATGTGCTCCGCTCTCGTGCATCCCTCGGCCAGCTTGTTTTGGATAGCCTCCAAGCCCTCGGTGTGGACTATGAATTTTAACATTACGCCCCTCCAACCTCCCAATGTTCCATATCGGGCGCCCCGAAATCTTTCATGTCCACTTTTGTCACCGTATGAACACTGTCATACTTTGCGTTGATCTGCTGGAAGGTCAAGCTTGGCTCTACGGCTTCTCCTTTTACAAAAAAACATTCATCCCCAACCTCCAGTGTCCAAACCAGATCCTTTCTTTCTTCCGTTTCATAGGTTTTAGGGGAAACATAATTTTTGGGAAGGAACGAAATTCCATCTATCGCTTCCACGGAAAAGGGTATATACAGATTCACAGAATCCGCTCCCTCCAACCCGCTGGTATTGACGTTGGCCGCTTTTGTTGCATCAAGCAATACTCCGCGTAAAATGGTGATATTATTCTCAGCCTTAAACGTAACTAGATTTTCTTTTGTGTTGTAGAGCGTCACAACATGAGGGAACATACTCAAGCGTAATACCCCCTCGCCCGCAGAAGCCCCGTTCCAGTAAGGTACATCTGCGCCGTGACCATAAGGGCGTCCTGTGCACTTTCTGTTGCGCTTAGGGCCTCTTTTGCACTGGAGCCACCGGAGCGGTAGGTCTTGGACCAACTTCCCACGGTTTGGCTTTGTAGTTCGCCAGTTTCCCCGGAGACGGAAGTAGCAGACAAGCTCCTGTTTGCCAGCGCCCTGGCAGCATCGATGGTCTGGTAATCGTCAGCCAGGGCGCAGCACGCCAGTTTTACCGCATCCAGGCCAGCGTGTTTCGCTGCTCTGCCCATCGTGGCGTAGTCGATAAATGCACTCGCTCTGGTCGCCAACCTGGGCCAGTCTGTCTCTGTGATGGAATTTCCCCAATACACATTGGTGTAATAGCTATAGTCAGCATAGACCATCAGACCGCCCCCTGGAGCACAGCTAAAATATCGGCCTTTCTCATGGAGCTGCTGACGCCCTCCACGCCGTTCTCGTCCGCATAATCCAGCAATTCAGCTTTGGTCATGCTGGAAAAGTCGGGCGTGGAGAGCGAAGCCGTGCTCAACAGCTCATTTAACCCCCCGAGGTTTCGTCAGGCTTTACAGAGGCCACAAACAGGCCATTGGGGTCGGGCAGGACCGGGATGAACAGGCCGGTCGCCTTCGTCCATACAGCAACAGGGTCGGGGGTCGCCCACTGAGTGATGGTAATGAATTGATTCGCAGACTTCTCGTTGTACTGGCCGTACTCCGCCTCCTCGGGAGACACGCCCCACAGGCCGACGCCCATCTGAGGTACAGCGGTAAAGGTGATCTTGTCCTCCGGGTAGAAGCGATGGGTCTTTTCGGTGCCGTCCGCCTGCTGCGTCTTATACCGCAGGTCGTAGGTGGTGATGGTCCCGAATCCAAAGAGCTGAGAGAACAGGCTACGCAGCCGCTCGTTGGGAACATAAGTGCCCTGACCGATGGAGCCAAAAATAAGGGTCTGGATGCCCTTGTTTGTGGCCAGCTTGCGGACCACCTTGTTGGAGGTGATGGCCTCGTTGATGGTATAACCCATATCGGCGGCCTGGTCCACGATGGCCTGGATCTGTCCAATAATATCCGCATCGGCAGACAGGTCCAAGTCAAAGGACAGGTTTTCGGCAGGGACGCCATAATCAACAGTCATCTTCAGACGGTTCTCGTTGATATTCATCTTGCCGGTGGAAAGCACATCCATCTTGGCGACCTCGGTGCGCACCTTCACGGCATCCGCCATCAGACGCATATCGTCAAAGACATAGCGCACGATGGCGTCATCGGCGTGAACACCAGATTCAGACAGCAAACGCACCCGTTCGGTCTGATTGATCTTGCGCTTGATCAACAGCTTCTCGACCTCCATCTTGTCAAAGGTGGGCCGGGAGCCAATTTCCGCCTCGGTATCAAAGGCGTGGACAGTAGCCATCACAGGCAAGGTGGCACCATTTGCCAGCCGCAGATACTCCGCCTTGAGATTCTCGGTCTTCTGGTCAGGGAAAATCCGGTCACCCAGGTAGGCCGGGCGTGCAACGGACAGATTCTGGGAAAAATCCAGTCTGTCGGAATCGGAAATAAGAGTTAAAATATCAGCCATTTGTCAATCCTCCTTTAAACCGAGGGAGTCCACACAGGATACAGCTTTGTGTCTTTGGTCACCTTGACCGATGTTACGGCAGGGCCGCCGCTGGATAGGGCCCATCCGATCTGTGTATTGCTGGCTTTAGTCAGCGGATAATCCGTAGAGACAGGGGCATAGCTGCCATCCTGGTACTCATTGGGATCAACCGGGGGAGTGCCCGTTCCGTCATCCTTCTCATAGGTCACGGTGTAGCCACGGGACACCTCGGGGGCGTCCACAAACACGATGCCGGATGCCTTCAGAGGGGTCTCTGCAGCAGTCTGCACATCCAGCCGCTCCTTCAGCACGCGGCCAGCCAGCATCACACTGCCCTCATGGTCGCCATGGGTCACGTCAACGTCGGTAAACACGATGCCGACGGCGCTTGCGTCATTGGAGGGATAGACCGTACCGGCGGCAACGATCTTGTTTCCATACTCATCCTCAATGCCCACGGTGCTGGGGATCTGGTAGGTTTTCAGCACGAGGCCCACTTCGCTCTCCAGGAAGTTGGGCCGGAACGTGCCATTCACTCGGTAAAAATGAGACATTCGTTTCACTCCTTATTCGTGTTGGTTGGTGTGTACATTTGGTTGAACTGCTTGGCGTACATGGCGCCTTTGCTCTCATTGGAGGGGGGACCGCCAGGCCCCACAGGCTTGACAAAGGTGGGGGTGGGCTTGTCGCTCTGGAATGCTGTCGGGTCGCTCTCCTGCTGGGCTTTCAGATAGTGCTCAAAACCATCCAGAGCGCCATCCTTGACGGACAGGCGGTTAGCGGTCAGGTCGGCAATGAACGCCTTTTCCGCCGCCTTGGAGCTGAACTTCACGCCCTTTTCTGCAATCGCCCGGCTCACTGCATCGGAATAATCCCGATCTGCAATCTGCTTCTGGTACCGCTCAGTCTCCGTGGTGTACTTGGCCTGCAAGTCGGCAAGCTGCTGCTTGACGCTGTCCACATCACCAGCAGACTTTTTCAGTTCTTCCATGTCTTTATCCCGCTGGGCAAGCTGTTCCTGCGCTGCGGTCAGATCAGTTTTCGCCGTCTCCGCCGCCTTCTTGTAGCGCTCAATGTCCTTTCCATTAATGACAAGCACCTTGTTTGCCTGTTCCTCTGTCAGTCCAATTTCAAGCAGTTCTTCGGTTTTCATACTATCTCCTTTGCGGCTAGGCTTTTTAGGTCGTTGCCGTGACCCACCGCCCCGCACTTTTAGGCTTGCGGATAGCCAAAATTGATTGATTTTCCCGTAGTTTAACGACTTCGGTCCGGTCAAAATGAAAAGGGCCAACCGCCTACGATTTGTAAGCAGTTGACCCCAACGGTCCTTCTCCGATTCCAATCAATCGGAGGAGCGATATACAATTTTCTTTTTGTCCTCTTGGATGATGTACCCATCACCCTTTTTACGGACTACAGCGTCATTTCCACGCTCTACAATAGCCTTAATAATGGCTATAGCTTTTTCATCCATGATATTACCTCAAAAGGGGAAAGGGGGCCACATCTCTGCGGCTCCCCTCCCTTGTAGCTTGGTTCTTTGGCAGGCGTGGCGTTCTCCTGCATCTCTCGGGTTTCCCCTGTCAGTACCATCGGCGTGTGGATGCCACGAAATTGTCCACCTCAAA